TCGCTCAGTCGATGAGGTGCGGGAACTGCGCTGCTTTCATTCAAACGCCCGAGATGATGGGTTGCATCACCGGAGGGATTCAGAAAGAAGAATCCGACGATGAGACCTATGCTCCCGAGGTTGTCGAGGCGGCTGATCTGGGTTACTGTGAGCTGTTCGAGTTCAAGTGTGCGGCAGACAGAACCTGTAGCGCATGGCTCACTGGTGGCCCGATCACCAAGATGACTCAGAAGCGCAAGCAGATGCTTCAAATGGCAAAGTACAACGCACGAAAGGGCGAGTATGAAGACGAAAGCGGAGAAAAAGATAGCTAAAGTTTTTCGCGAGTATGGCAAGGGTGAACTGCACTCTGGCAAGGGTGGCCCCGTTGTCAAAAGCCGTGCCCAAGCGACTGCGATAGCATTGGCAGAGGCCAGACGCGCTATGAAGAAAAAAGGCTGAGTTCTAGCCGCTGGTGCTCAGAGTTTGAAAGAACTTGAAGGTTCTCAAGTCGGTTGTCAGTTGGATCGCCATTGATGTGATGAACGTGCTCCCAAGACTCAAGTTTGCGACCTAGATGCTGCTCCATAACGTAGCGGTGCTCTCGAACTTGTTTCCCGTTGACGGTAATCACAACATACTTTCGAGGCTCTGACTTCCCTGCTCGACGCATTACTGGACTGTTCATCCTCGCCTTCTCAGAGATTTCTGGATGCCCAAGCGCCAAACATCTGCGAGAACAAAACTTCGCAAGATCGATTCGGTACTTTGGGACATAAAACTTGCCAGAACAGACTTGACAAGTCATCATTGCTCCGTTCTTGCGCTTTTCTGCCCTAGTTTGACCACACAATGTGGAGACATACTTTGATGAGCAAGACCTTGAACAACTTTTTGTTGTTGACCGTTTTGGCTTAAATGAGATGCCGCAACTAACGCAATTGATGTTTTGCATAACGCGATGGTGATGAGACCGAATTTCTATAGTTTACACGAAAGCACATCATGAAAAAACCAGGATCACCCGGACTCTATGCAGCAATTCACGCCAAGCGTGAGCGTATTGAGCGCCAGAAGGCCGCAGGCAAGACTCCTGAGCGGATGAGAAAGCCCGGAACCAAGGGAGCGCCGACTGCTGCTGCTTTCAAGGCCGCCGCTAAGACGGCAAAGAAATGAGCGCCGCCTGGTCTCGCAAAGAGGGGAAGAACCCCAAGGGTGGCCTCAATGAAAAAGGCCGAAAGTCCTATGAGCGGGAAAACCCTGGTTCTAACCTAAAGCCACCCGTAAAGAGTGGTGATAACCCTAGACGCGCATCTTTCTTGGCAAGGATGGGCAATATGCCGGGGCCAGAGTACAAGAACGGCGAACCCACAAGACTCCTACTGAGCCTAAAGGCATGGGGAGCAAACAGTAAGGCCGATGCCAAAGCGAAGGCAAAGGCAATATCCGAACGAAACAAAAAGAAGTAAGATTGAGATAACTCAACTTACGCCCGATGGCCCGAAAGGAGTCGGAAACATGAATAAACAAACTAGCTCAAATTTCGGTAATCTGCCAGGAGCAGGCCCAGGAAGGCCCAAGGGATCGGTCAATAAAGCCACTCAAGGCGTTAGAGAGATGATCTCAATGGTGGCAGAGCAAAACGCCCCAAAGTTCGCAGAATGGCTTAATACCGTCGCTATGGGTGATGGGGATAAGGTAAAGCCAGACCCGGCGAAGGCTGCTGATCTGTATCTCAGAGCGATTGAGTACCACATTCCCAAGCTGGCCCGTACTGAGGTTACTGGCGAGAACGGAACTCCGATTGAGATGATGGTCTCATGGGCAAACGAGAAATCGTAATCCCGTACTCTCCTCGAGAGCCACAACTCGCCATCCATCAGATGATGCGGGATCACCGCTTTGGGGTGGTGGTGGCTCACCGACGGATGGGAAAGACCGTCGCCGCTCTGAACCACATCATTCGGGATGCCGTGGAGAACCGTAAGGAAGCCCCCCGGTATGCTTACATCGCTCCGACCTATGGGCAGGCAAAGCGGGTGGCCTGGGACTATCTGCTGAAGTACACAGAGCCTCTAGGCGCGACTCCGAACATCTCGGAACTCCGAACGGACTTCTGGGGGCGCAGAATCCAGCTCTACGGCTCAGACAACCCTGACTCCCTCCGAGGCCAATACTTCGATGGCGTCATCATTGACGAGATTGCCGACCAAGACCCGCGAATCTGGACTGACATTGTTCGTCCTGCGCTGTCAGACCGACTGGGGTGGGCGCTGTTCCTCGGAACCCCAAAGGGATCAAACCACTTCAAAGACCTGAGAGATCAGGCCGAGGAAGAGGAAGACTGGGGCTTACTGGAGTTCAAAGCCTCCCAGACCCACCTGATCCCCGAATCCGAACTCCACGCCGCCAAGCGCGAGATGGGTGTGGATAAGTACAACCAGGAGTTTGAATGTTCCTTCCATGCCGCTGTCGAGGGTTCTTACTATGGAGCCTTAATCAACGACCTGGAGGAAAAAGGCAGGCTCACGAACATTGACCGGGACGACTTGACCCGGACATTCACCGCTTGGGACTTGGGGATGTCTGACACCACCGCGATCTGGGTGGTTCAGGTGGCCGGACAAGAGTACCGAGTGATGGATTTCGTGGAAAACCACGGCCAGGGGCTAGATTGGTATGTGAACTGGCTCAAAGAGAATAAGTGGCATACAGCCGAACACATCTTGCCTCATGACGTAGAAGTGCGAGAATTGGGGACAGGACGCAGCAGAAAGGAAATGCTGCAAGAGGCAGGGCTACAAATAACGGTTGCTCCGCGCTTGTCAGTTGCAGATGGAATCCAGAGCGTCAGACGCATTCTCCCGAAGTGCTGGTTTAATGTGCCGAAGGTGAAGCAGGGTCTAGACGCGCTCAGGAACTATCGGCGCAACTTCGACGAGAAGAGAAACGTATTCTTTGACACACCGCTACACGACTGGGCCTCTCATTCGTCCGATGCGTTCCGATACTTCGCTATCGGGATTCACGAACAGGGCGACTGGAGCAAGCCGATTAGCGTTAACACAAGGTGGGTGGTCTAATGTGGGTACAGCCTCAAGGCAACATCAACGCCAAACTCGCGGAGCTGGAGCGACGCATCAAAGCGTTAGAGGAAAAGCATGAATCAAATCAGCCTGAAAAGCCTGCTCGAAGCCGAAATCGATGGAGCGATCGGGTATCTCCAAACGGAGACAACCGAGCAGAGAACCCGAGCACTTGAGTATTACCTTCGTTACCCTTACGGGAACGAGGTAGAGGGTCGAAGCCAGATCGTCACCGGAGAGGTGGCAGAGGTCATTGACGGCGCGATTCCTCAACTGATCCGCATCTTCACCGCCTCGGATGACATCATCCGCTATGAGCCTGTCGGCCCCGGTGATGAGCAAGGCGCGAATCAAGCCACGGACTACTCGAACTGGGTGTTCTACAAGGACAACCCTGGGTTTGCCATCCTGCATGACTGGTTCAAGGATGCGCTGCTTGAGAAGGTCGGTATCGTCAAGGCTTACTGGGATAACAAGATTGACGTTATCAAGGAGACCTACGAGAACCTAAGCGATGCAGAACTAGCGATGCTCCTGTCCGATGGGACTCGGGAGATCATTGAGCAAGAAACCATCGTCAAACAGGTTCTTGATATCCAAGGCAATCCCGCTATCGGGATGGACGGGGTAGAGATCACCGAGGTTTACTACAACGTCAAGGTTCGGAAGAAGAACCAAGTCGGACGGGTGGCGATCCAGAACATTCCTCCCGAGGAATTCCTGATCTCCAAGAAGGCTACAACGATCCAGGACTCTCCTTTCGTCGCTCACCGCCGACTGATTCCGCGCTCTGATTTGGTGGCGATGGGATTCCCGGAAGAGGTTGTCCGCGACCTCCCGGCTTACGACGATCTGAGCTTCTCTCCTGAGCGAGTGGCTCGATACTCTGAGGGCGAACAGCCCAGCCAAGACGAAAGCCTCGACCCGACCATGCAGGATGTGGAGGTGTACGAGTGCTACATCCGCGCAGACCGGGATGGAGATGGTCTGGCCGAGCTTCTTCAGGTTTGGTACGCAGGCAGCGAGA